GCAGAGCAACTTGAGAGACCTGTTACAATCTGGAAATGCGGTAGCATCTCCGAGTTCAAATGGATGGAGGTTAAGTAGATGCCTAGAGATAACAGTGTTCCCGCTGAGTTCTTACGTGACCTCAGAATGACCGAAGCAGAGGAATGTGTTTTGGTCGATATGGCGAAGTTCTTTATAGACAATGGGTGGATAGATGACGAATCCCAAGACGCATTCGACACACTCATTGAGAAAATCTGTGAACCCGCACCGTGGGATTATGCAATAAACCCTGAGTAACGAATTGTTACAGTATCGGGATATATCCACACTATGTCCCGATCATCCTTTATAATAAGTACATACACAAAACATTTACATCAAAACTAGATTATGTTAATTGAAAGATTCATTGAAGTTCCCAACACAAACATACAGGAACCAGTCCTAGCATTTTCATCCGCAGATGAACTTTGCTTAAGCATCTCAGAAGAATACGGTTATGCTGAGGTCGTATGGTATGCCCTAAACGGCACTAGAGTTGTTGAAGGTTGCTATGGCGACCTCGGTGCAGTGGGGGTTATATAATGTCCTTCTTTAAGCACGTTCAACTTCACAAATACGACCTAACAGACAAAGGCGTATCACAGGCATGCTACGATGAAATCACAACAGAGTTAGCAGACGCCAAAAACGCATTAACAGAAGAGCAATTAAGAGTTCTTGCTGATGACATGAGAGAGAAATTTAAGGACTATATGCGTCCTCTCTTCGCGTAGGGGGGGGGTTATATGGATACTACTCTCTACAGAGATATAGTCTATACTGAGTATATGCTAGAGCATGACCTGACATGGGATCAGATGATGGAAAAAACACATACAGATGAGATGCTCAAGCGTGTTGCTCACATGGAGTGGCAAGATGAGCAGCGTGCAGCGTGGATGGGTGGAGACATGCCTGAGTACGTAGTCCCAGAGGATTGTCCCTTTTGATGTGTGTGGCAGTGCCACCCTCGACAGCACATTGCGTTGGAGCATCTAGTGCAACTGAGAACATGTAAGACCACACATCTCTGGATCGCATAAGACTTTCAAGGTGAGCGATGCACTGCTCTTTAAGTCGAACTTAAGCAGCGATCCAGTCTCAAACCAGTTCGCGGGGTGGGGGGTCGTTATAAGGAGTCCCAGAGCGACCAATCTATAAAGTATGGGAAACGCGAGCGAAAAAATAAAAAAATTTCCTAGTAAAAATGCCACAGGTAATTTTCGAGACAGATGATTGGAGTACAATGGTATTCCTGTTCACAAACATAGATGAACCTAACCATAATGGTAAGGCAATGACTCGTGCTGCCCTCAGAGAGTTTATTGCAAGGCAACCTGTAGATAGTTGTGTAGAACCTATCAACGTCCATTGGAATAAGTCTGACACTCACACCTTTGCGGTGGTAGCATGTTCTAGAGAACGTGTTGGAGTCGATATTGAATATATGAGAGAACGTCCCTTTGAAAAAATTTCTCGGAGGTATTTTGATCCTACAGAGATTACTGATGATATGGAAATATTCTTTGACATCTGGTGTCAGAAGGAAGCATACACCAAATGGAAGAAAGAAAAGATTGCAGACAATATGAGAGGAGTAGTTACAAGACCTATGATACCTTTAGAGAACTTACCAAACAATGTTGTAGGATATCTTTGTACTTGACAATGTGTTGGTTTCAATATATAATAAATAATACACATCTCTTTTTCTCTTATGCGATACGTTCTATATGACGATTCTTTCGACGAAGTAGGTACATATGACAGTATCTACGATTTACGTAAGTTTCTCTGTGATAGAAAGTATGACTTAGACTGCGATAAAGACATAGGAGATACATTTGATTACATCAAACATATCAGATGGCACTTTGATATTAAACAAGACTAGGAGGATTCATGTCAGGCGACTACCATACACATACAGATAGAAAGTATGATGAGATATTAGAGAGGTTAGATGCCTTAGAGAGAAAGGTGTCTGGTTCTAAACTCCTCATGAAGAGAACTGACGATGGGCACTATGAGAAACTTGTAGATGTTGTACTTGAGCACGATAAGACGATAACAGAGATAGTCGAATATACTGTCGGTGGGTTGACAGAGGTTGATGATACGAATTGGTAAAAAGATACTTGAAGGATTAGTTCTAGCAGGGGTAGTAACCTTTCTAGGACTTGTGTTCTTGTTTGAGATATTTGATCTATTTTTGATTAGACCGATATATCAGAGGTTGTTTAAGAAGAAAGGACGCAGGAAAAAATCGCGTCGTAACCCCGCGTAGGTCTCTAAATATTTCAAAAACTATGTTTAATCTTGGCATGGATACTCTAGAAGGAAAGTTCGTAATTAAAGACGAGGGAAAACTCCTCGAATTCGATAGGTGTGGTGACCTTCCCGATACGTTTGATCACCTCATATCATTTGAACCAACAGTACCGCCCGAACCTCATAGCGTTGCTGAACATGTCGAAATGAGCAAATGGTCTGAGTACCTACAAGAACTTGTTAAAAGAGAAAGGAAGTGAGTGTAACGATAACCCCAGATGAAGTAACTGGTCTAGCAGATATTACGAGACCTAACTTTGCAATGAATCAAACTGTAAGTGCAAGTGCGACAGCAACCTCTCCTAATGTAGCAAACGTGACCAATGTAACTGCAAGTGTAGCAGGAACACAACCTAACCTTGTGATTACATCTGGCACTACAAGTGTGAATATAGGTGGCACGTTGCAGGATCCATTTGAGGATCAGTTCACCTATGTTGAGAAAGGAACGGATGAGTCTCTTTATCCAAAGGTTCCTGTCACTGTGACCAAGGTAGATAATATGCCTTCTGATAAGTTGTTATATGACTTGAACCAAGATAATACTACACCTTATATTGAGACGTTTACTGTTACGGTGCAATGGGAAGAAGGACCTGTGGGAAACTTAGTTGCACAGACTCCTGTAACATTCACTTTGGAATTGAAGATAAATAATGAGTACGAAGGAATACGTTCCTTTATATCAAATTACTATACGTAAGATGCCCGCAGTCACAAGAGTAGGAGATGCAGATGCTGCCCATTGTTCTGGAATGTCTAGAGCACAGGGTAGTCCTAACGTCTTCTGTAATGGGAGACCTATCTCTCGACAAGGAGATAAGAATACCACACACTTAAAACCAGGCAGTCCATGTCCACCTCACTCCGCTGCTATTGCAAGTGGCAGTTCTACTGTCAAAATAAATGGCAAAGGTTGTGGTAGAGTAGGAGATGGAATATCAGGTTGCACATCTGTGGCAGCAGGATCATCAAACGTTTTTGCAGGATAAATTATGGCAATGAGATGGAACATGGGTAACACCATTGAAACGAAACCAAAGAAAACCGCACAAGGTCGTGGTCAACACACGAAGTATAGTGCCACGTCTAGGAACAAGGCAAAGAAGAGGTATCGTGGCCAAGGCAAATAGAATTGTAGATGGTAAAAGGAATGCTAACATTCCTGTAGATATGTCTGATCACTTCTACGATCATGGTAATGAGTACTGTAGATACTTAATTACCGATCCTCGTAGTGACAGACAGAATAAGAAACGTAAACCTTTCGAGAAACGAGTATAAATAACAATTGATAAAGAATTGTTTCGTTCGAGATGTCTTTGATATCGAAGTCCTTTAGGGATTTCTCTTTAACATTTGAAAAGAATGCAGTGACCAACGATATTTTGGCACTTAAGAACGAAGCTGCAATAAAGGAATCAGTCAAGAATATTGTTCTTTACAATTTCTATGAAAAACCATTTGACCCATTCTTCGGTGGGAACATAATAGGACTATTATTCGAGAACTCTACTCCTAGTATGGAACTAGAGGTAAAGAATAGAATTGAAGAATCAGTTGAGATCCACGAACCTAGAGTTACAGCAGTATCCGTAGATGTTGACTTTGAACCAGATCGTAATGAGTTGAATTGTTCTGTTAGTTATTTGATCTTAGGTCTTTCACCTAAATTTGATGATATCAGTGTAGTATTTAAACCATAATGGCATTTAATCAAGTCAATGCTCTTGAATTTAACGAAATCAAGGCACAAATCAAAAAATATCTAGAAAGTCAAGATCAATTTAGTGATTATGACTTTGAAGGATCGTCTTTGACAGTGCTTATTGACACATTAGCATACAATACGTACTATACAGCGGTAAATGCTAACCTTGCAGTCAATGAAGGGTTCTTAGAGACGGCAGTTTTGCGTGAAAACGTTGTAAAACTTGCTCGAATGATTGGTTATACACCAAAATCAGCAAGATCAGCACGCACTACAGTTGATATTGCGGTACAAACACCATTTCCTTACCCAAAATCAGTCACAATCTCTGCGGGATTGGTTTTAAACTTCACAGGATTGGATAATAACAACTTTGTTTTCTCAATTCCGACTGATACATCGCAATCTGTAGATAGTTTAACAGGAATTGCAACATTTTCTAACACAGTTTTGTTTGAAGGTCTCTTTTTAACAGATACTTTTGTAAAAGATACCACACAGAGACAGAGATTTATACTTACAAACGATAAAGTTGACACTACAAGCATGATTGTAGAGGTAACTTCTGGTACAATTACAGAAAAATACCTACAAGCAACAGATATTACTAAGATTGACTCTACCTCTAAGGTGTTTTTCTTAGAAGAGAGCGAGTATCAGATACCAGAAATACTATTTGGTGATGGAGTTATAGGAAAAGCATTGACAAATGGCGATGTTGTAACAGTAAAATATACAACATCATCTGGAAATGGAGCAAACGGACTAAAAGTTTTTGAAAATATTGGAACATATCGTGATAATGTAGGAAATGCGATATCTTCTGGCATTACAATTACCGCAGTTGCATTCCCAGACGGAGGATCAGCACCAGAAACTACGGAATCTATCAAATTTAGTGCTCCAAAATTCTATTCTGCGTTCGGTAGAGCAGTTTCTACGCAAGATTATGAAGCAATTGTGCCTCAAGTCTATCCAAACGTGTCATCAATCGCATGTTATGGTGGAGAAGAAGCGGAACCTCCCGAATTTGGTAAGGTATTTTTGGCAATTAAACCAAGAAATGCTGATAAATTGTCACTTTCTGAGAAAAACTCCGTTTTGAAGAAGCTCAGAGAGTATTCTGTTGCTGCAATTCAACCTACAATCATTGATCCATCTATATTATACGTAGATTTGGTGAGTTTTGTGTATTACAACCCCAATAATACACGCAGAACTCCTGCAGAAATCAAGAATCTTGTTATTACTACACTAACTGCACTTAATTCTAGTGGTGAGTTTAATAAATTTGGTGGTAAATTCAAATATTCTAAGGCACAGAACATTATTGACGATTCGGAAAGGTCAATTACAAGTAATATTACTCGTATAATGATGAGAAAGAATATTACAGTCGATCTAAACCAACGTGTGAACTATAAAATTTGTTATGGAAACAGAGTTAATCAACAAACATCAACAGATCCCGCTATTATCTCTAGTGGATTCAAGATTATAGGTGATGATATTAATACTTATTATCTAAATGATGATGGTGCGGGTACATTAAGACTTTATTACGTTAAAGGTACTGGTGAGTTTGAATACATTGATGGATTATGGGGATCTATTGATTATGATATGGGTGAAATTGTAATTAATGACTTAATATTACAATCAACTGTTGTAGCAAACAACACGTTACAGATAAAAGCAGTGCCTAAGTCAAATGACCTTGTTTCTCTCAGAGAAACCTATATCACACTGGGTATAGATAACTCAGTGATTACTGTAGTAGAAGATACTATCAGTAGTGGTTCAAATCTTTCTGGAACAGGTGTAATTCCAGAATCTAGCTATTAATCTAATATGACAAGTAGTTCTTGGAGAGTTGGATCGTGGACGACGCCCACTACAACGGTTACACAACCGCCTGTACCGTCAGAAGTTAGTCCAGAGTCCAGATCCAAAATATCAACCAATATCGCAGGGCAATTCCCTTCTTTTGTAAGGGATCAATTTCCTACGTTTATTGATTTTGTCAAAGAATACTATAAGTCACAAGAATTAAAGGGATATTGCTTCGATATAATTCAAAATTGGGCAGATTATTATAATATTGACAATTATGGCGAATTAGTTACTACTACAACTCTAATTTCCGCTGTTACAACAACTTCTACAACGATTGACGTTGAATCTACACGAGATTTCCCCGATGAGGGACTCTTAATGATTGGTGATGAGATAATTTACTACCAAAGTAAGGGTGCAACGTTATTTGAGAACTGTGGAAGAGGTTTTAACGCTGTAAAGGCAGTTGGACTGCAAGATGAGTATAGATTTGAGTCAACAACTGCTGCTGAACACACTTTAGGCACTGAAGTTGTTAATTTGAACAATATTTTCCCGCTTTACATGCTTGGAAAGTTCAAAGAACAGTTTTTAAACACATTTCCAAAGAATCTTGCAAGTGGTGTTACAGAAAGCACCGTAATTAAGCGTATTAAGGACTTTTACTCGGCAAAGGGCACAAGTAGGTCATTCCAATTTGTTTTAAGAGCACTTTTTGGCGTAGAGTCTGAAGTATCTTATCCTAGAGAGCGAATATTCAAACCTAGCGACGCATTTTACACTTCTAGAGAGATTATTCGTGCAGTTCCTGTTTCTGGAGATCCTATCAATCTAGTTGGTCAAGTATTGTATCAAGAAGCGGATCCAAACGATCCAAATGTCGGATCTGCAAGAATTTACGTAAAAGGAGTTGTAGAAGTCTTTACATCGAACGGAACAATCTATGAGATTGATGTTGACACTAATAATTCATTCGGAACTTTCGTAACTCCGTATAAAACAGTCTTATCTCAAGATTTAGGTTCTAATTTAACCGATACTGTTGTTACAGTTGATTCAACACTAGGATGGCCTGAAACAAATGGTAAATTTAGGATAGAAGACGAAATAATCAGTTATACTGATAAAACAGTTACCCAATTCATCGGTTGTAACCGTGCAAGAGAAAATACAAGCAATGTAGCACATGATGCAGGACAAGAAGTGTTTGCTGCGTTTAAAATTTATGGTTTATCGAATATAGATGGGTCAGAGATACAATTAAAGATATTTGGTGGCACTAGAGGTGTAATATTGAATGGTGGTGGAAAATACTACTTACCAGACTCAAAAGTCACTACTCCCGCTGCACCTGGCTTTGATAGTCTTGATCCTATATGGGATAGTTACATATACAATGTTAGACGTGCCCTCAGAGGCGATTCAGCGACCCTAGGAACGCCCGCAAGCAATGGATCAGTAAGATGTACCGTAAAGACAAAAGAGAAGCATAGATTAGTCAGAAATGACAATGTAAGAATATTAAATGCTCCAGAAGACATTTACAACAACACTCACACTGTAGTTGGTATTGTTGACGAATTTACATTTGAGTTTATCTTTTCTTTCTCTCCTGCTTTTGGTATTTCTGGATTTGAGTTTTATATTGCAAGAGAATTTGTTTTTGGTAGTTCTGATGACAATTCTGTAAACATAGCAATCAAAGATACAACAGCAGACGTACAGAACACATATAAGTCTGATACTGACGCAATAGTTGCTAGTACAGGAATACCAAGTCACAAGATAGGACCTTTTGCTACAGGTGACCTAGATCCTGGCAATCAAAGATATTTGAAGCGTATTCCTCTTGCACCAAGCATCAAATCGCAAAAAACCGATACTCCTATTGGACAAATAGGTATTGGTTCAAATGGAGTCCCATTATTCTCATTTAAGTCTGAAAGTACAAAAAAATACGGTGGTATAAAATCTATTGAAAAAATTAATGGTGGATCTGGGTATGATATCACTAACCCTCCTACTGTAGAGTTTGAACCAGATTATAAATTAGATTTTGCATATGCGTCTGGTACAAGAGTGGTATATCAAGGAAGAAGGTATAAAGCACTCAATCCTGCTAAATCTTCCGCAACAGTGTATCCATTACACACCGCAGGGATACAAACTGTAGGATTAATTGATTGGGAGTATGAAGGTTTAGCTCCAACTGCGGATGTTGTTATCACAGGTTCCGTAACTGCTATCAACGTTACGAGTGGTGGTGCGGGATATACAACTCAACCGAGCGTTTCTATTGTAGGTGGAGGAGCAACAAGCGGAAACCAAGCGTATGCTACTGCACAAATTACGGATGGAACGGTAACTGGTATTAATATTGTAAATGGTGGTGTGGGATATACAAGTGTGCCTACCATAAGTATCACAGGTGGTGGCGGTGTAGGAGCAACTGCTACAGCAGTCTGTAGAGGTCCTGTAGATAGTATTAATATAACAAACACAGGATCACAGCATACATACGAACCAACCATCAATTTAATCAGTGGTAGTGGTGCTGTTGCGTATCCGTCAATTATTAACGGAAAGATAGAAAGTATAATCGTTACATTTGGTGGTAGTGGATATTTCGGTCCTCCTGACGTTGTAATTACTGGAGACGGTATTGGTGCAACTGCGTTTGCTACAGTTGACCTAAGTAGCAACATTGTTACTGGTATTACAGTGTCTAGTAAAGGTATTGGATATACTGCGGGTGCCACACAGGTTAGTATCGTGTATCCTGGCTCAGGTGCGGTATTCCAAACTAGACTTACAGAATTATCTGTTAATCAGGCAGCAACAGGACTAGAACTGAGTAGTAGTACATTTGTATCACCTAAAACTACTGATTCTTTTGGTGGTGCGTCCTTCCAAGGTGAGAACTATTTGATCTACGGAGGAGAGTACGGATACTTATATAACCCTAAGCAATTACGATTCTTACTCAAAGATAGTATTGGTATTGATAATAACGGAGACCTACAGGAATTACCTCCTACACTACACTCCCCGATTATTGGTTGGGCATATGACGGACATCCAATATACGGACCTTACGGATATGAGGATCCTGAGAATAGTGCACCATTTAATGCGTACAAACGTATTAGAAGTAGTTACAGAGTAAAGACTAGCAGAGATGCTCTTCTAAGCGGTCTCAGTGACCCTCTAGGGACTTATATCGAAGATTATGAGTATGTGGAAGGGTTAGGTGATTTAGATCGTTATAATGGTAGATTCTGCGTAACTCCAGAATATCCAAATGGAATATATTGTTATTTTACAACTATTACAGGTACAACTGGATTTCCTGCGTTTCCTTACTTTATTGGTTCAGAATTTTATGGAGAAGCGGATGCGGTCAACTGGAATGGTAATGGACTACAGAAAAACTTTACAGAAGACGCAATACGCTACAGAGCTCCATTTGTAGGTGTTGATAACATTACAGCAAAAAGAAAAGAATTAGATGATAAGGTTGATTTCTTCTTAGCACTAGAAGACAGTACAACTCTTATTGTGATGGAAACTGGTGAGACACTTACATACATTGAAGATGGTATTGGATACTTTAGTTACTATCCGTTTATTAGAGGAGGTCAAGCGGATTCTCTAGTTGTATCATCTACAAACAAGTTCTCTTCCGCAAATATTGATGAGTATCTTGTAGAAGGTGGAGGACAAGGATATAAGGTTAATGACAGACTTACATTTGATAATACAGGAACAGGTGGAGATGGTGTAAGTGCAATCGTATCTCAAGTAGAAGGTGGAACAGTAAGTAGTCTTGCTAACATTTACGGAAGTTTAACATCAGATGGTCTTGATTTATACTTCGGACAAATTACAACTACTGACTTTCATTACCTACAGGTAGGTGATGTAATCAATGTTTCCGCAACTGACAATTCATATAGCAGAACTATTACATCAAAAGTAATTAATGGTAACTATCATTTTAGTTACTTCTCTCTCAATAGTATGAAGTTACTAACTCCTTGGGCATCAGGAGTGGCATATCAAGCTGGTGATTTAGTACATGTCGGCAATAGAGTATATCAAGCACAGTATCCTGCGGGAACATCTGGGTCAACATCACTTACACATACTTCTGGTACAGGGTCAGACGGAACTGTAACATGGGAATATATTAGAATACGTACAGACGGTAATTTATTCCAAGATGGTTGGTCAAGTATTACAGGTGGATCTAATTATCTAGATGGTACATATGAAAACGTTCCATTGACAACTAGTGGTGATGGATTAACTGGAAAGGCAACCATCATTGTTTCTGGTGGTTCTGTAACATCTGTTACAATTACATCATTTGGTTATGGTTATAACATTGGAGATACGATATCAGCTGCAAATGTTAACTTGGGAAACAATACATCTCCCTCAGCTGGTTCTGGATTTAGCATCACGCTAACTCAAGTAGTAAAAGAGACTCAATGTAGATCAACAGAAGCACATCAACTTAAAGTAGGAGATCTCGTTAATATCTCAGGTGTCTCACCCGCGTCTTACAATAAGGCAAACTATATTGTTGTTAGAACTCAAACTTTACACAGATTTACAGTTAAGAGAAATTATGCCTCAACTGGTGCAGCAAATGTCACAACAGGTAATAGTGGTGGATCTGCAGCACAGGTTTATATAAAAGAACCAAACTTAAATCTTATAAACGGTCACTCCTACCTGTTTAATACAGAAGATGCAAGTAATAGTGGTAAAGTATTATCCTTTACACTTGATCCTTCTAATACAGATGTATTCACTTACAAAAATGTTATTGATGAGTCTAGAGATCCAATAACAAACGAGCAGAACTCAATTACAATTAGAATGCGAGATTTGCCTGGCATATTCTACTATCATGATATAAAACATGAAAATGTATCACCACGAACATATACAGTAACTGTTGCAGCAAAAACAACAGCACACCCTCTATATGGATATGGACATGGAAGTGGATATTACATGATTGGTGACAAATATGGATCTATAACTGAAGCTCCTTCAATATCAATGTCTCGTGGATTAACTTATACGTTTAATCAAAACAACGCATCTAATAGCACCCATGCAATTTATTTTTCTACAAGTGAGGATGCTTATGGTGGATCACTTAGATATGAGAAAGGTGTTGTTTACAAAATTAACGGTGAATCAGTAACATGGACTCAGTACATTACAGACTTTAATGGTGCAACAACTCGTAGTGTAGAAATTACTCCTACAGTGGATTCTCCAAATACGTTGTACTATGTCTGTCAGAGTCACCTTGCAATGGGTAATACAATCACAGTTAAGAGTGATGTAACAAACAGTAGATACCTTAATATTATCAATGATCCAATATTAGGAACTCATACAATCACTGGAAGAGGAGATACTACTTTTAGTTACCGAATCAATGGTGGTGCACCCGAAACTGGTTATGGTACAGGTATAACATACTCTACAACTTCAATATATCCATCTGGAGGAGTTGCAACAATAACTATCGGTGATAATGGTAGAAATTATCAAACTTTACCAAAATTAAGTGGATCTACTAGATCTGGATCTGGTGCAACTGCTATAGCAACTATTTCTGGTGGATTATCAAATGTTTCTATATCAAATCAAGGATCTGGATATAATCAAGCATCTCTACCAACTTGTGTTGTAACATTACCTGATTTTGTAGATTTGACGTTAACAAACGTATTGGGTAGTTTTATACCTGATGAAATTATTATTGGTAAGGCAGCTCAAGATAATAATACTGCTAGAGGTAAAGTTATATCATGGGATCCAATAACATCTATATTAAGACTACAACCTTTACGTAATACAAGAACAGGTGCAGGGCAGAAAGGATATATTATGTTCAATGCGGGTAAGGTTTATAATATCAACCCATCACAAATTGATGCGGTAGGTTACGCAGATCAGTTTGAGTTTGCAGTGCATGATGCACAGACAGGTGATCCAGTCAAGTATGTCTCCGCAGGAACTAACCCAATCAGCAATATGGTTGTAGGAGAGACTTACTACATTATTAATATTGGAGATGCAAGTCGTGTTAAGTTAGCAGCAACCCCACAACTTGCAGAAGTGGGAACACCAATTTCTATAACCAATTCTGGACTTGGCACACAGCAATTTAATGTTCGTTCTAGAGTTTATACAGGTGGTGCTTCTGTTGCTGTAATTGATGCAATATCTGGAACACAAGCAGTTGTTGCTCCTGCAGTATCTGGTGCGGGTAAAGTTACAGAAATAACTGTTACAAGTGAAGGAACAAATTATAGAGCAGCACCTACAATCGTATTTGATGATCCTTACTACGGTATAATCTCAACTGTCTCAATTAAGACTAGCACATCAGCAGCATACACCGCATCTCAGACATTTACAGGAGTTACACAAAAATCTATTTCTGGAACTAGTGCAACAGGTGCAGAATTTACTTTTGTAATTAAAGGTGATGGAGATATTGAATCTGTTACTGTAACCAATGGTGGTACAGCATACAATATTGGAGACGAACTTACGATATCTGGTGCGGATCTAGGTGGAAGTGATGGAACACATGATGTGGTCTTGGATATTGAGACAATGATATACACAGATGTTGTTTCAGTTGATACACTCTTAGACGCAGCGATAGACTCAGTAACTGTAACTAACTCTGGATCAGGTTATCTATCTGCACCTAATATTACTGCACAGGGTGGTAATGGTATTAACTCATCCCTAAATGCATTGATACTTAATGAGGGTGTCTCTGGTATTCAAATAGAAGCAGCTGGTCAACAGTTCCAAAGTCCTCCATTAATCAATATAGAGCAGAAAGTAGGAACTGGTGCATCTATACTACTTAAGTCATCTGATATAGGTCAGATACTTAAGATTGGTGGTGAGAATATCACATTCAACTATAGTCATGATAGAACATTAAAACCAAAACTAAACACAACCTATAACTTACAATTAATTAGAACTCAAATTATTGATTATCTTGATGTTGTAAATGGTGGTTCTAATTTTGTTGCAACACCTGAGATTATCCTTGTAGGTGGTCAAGGTTCTTTATTTGATTTAGAACCATTAGTACAAAATGAAATTATACAGGCAGTCAATGTTAATAATCCTGGCAGAGGATTTACATCTGCACCTACAGTAAGAGCAAGAGTGAGTCATACTTTTGTTGCGTTACAATCCAATAGCACACTTAACTTCCCATATAATCCAAAACTACCAACAGGAACTAAAATACAACTTGTAGAGGTATCTGGACAACTTCCTGTTCCACTAGCAACAAATACAGACTATTATGTTGTAGCACCAACCACAGCAAATGGATTGGCAAGTAATCAGGTTAAGTTATCAACTAGTCTTGCAAATGCTAATACAGAAACAACCATTGCATTTACAAGTGCTCCAATAGGAGATCCTACTACAGGACAGACATACTTTACATTACAAACAACAGATTTAGGCGATAGTATTATTGCATACATGAAACCTGCTACTTTCTCAATTGGAGAGAGAATATATCAAGGTGCTTCTTCAACATCATATACTGCATACGGATTTATCAAGGATTGGGATCCTGCAGGACGTGTTGTAAGTGTAGAACTTATAGAAGGTGACTTTGTAGTTGGTCAACCTATATTTGGTGAAGAGTCTGCTGCATTTGGTCAAATACATGCATTTAGTAGAGCAGACGCAGAATTTATCGTTTCACCTATTAGTACATCTGCTGCTAATTGGGAGAAAACAACTGGATTCTTAGATATCAACGAACAGCGTGTTTATGACAGTAATAGATTCCAAGAATTTTCATATAATATATCATCTCCAATAAACATTGGAGATTGGAAGAATCCACTCAAGTTTGCTGCCCACCCTGCAGGATTTAAAGTAGTTGGTACTCAAGTACTACTGTCATCAGTTAAAAAAGAATATAGACCCAAATCAAATCTTAATAGCAATCCTAGCAGTCAGTTTGACTGGTGGTTGTCTAATTCAAATACTCTTGGAACGACATTTAATGGGTCAACATTTATTACTCCAAAACCATCTGCTAAGAATACTGGTAAGTTATCTGCTATTAATAACTTTGCACTTTGTAAACCAGACTATACAGCATTGGTTCCTACAGAGGTTTCTATATTTGGTAAGCAATTACTAGACGTACAAAAAATATTATCTTGTATTGCATATAAGTTGGATGACGTTAGTGATAGAACCTTGACGTTCGATGGATCTAGTTCATCTGTTGTAAATTTTGGTACAGAAAGAATTACAATTACAAATCATGGTTTTGTAGATGGACAGTTAGTAACATACTTCTCTGGTGGAGATAGATTCTTAGATGCTAGAGATTTAATTGTTAATAATATTGATTATATTGTAGAAGAGTCTATTGGGTTCTTAAATGTACAATATCCAACACTAACTTATGATCAAGCAAAATGTGCTAGAGATACTAGACTTGTAATTGCTGCATGGACTAATGATCTTAAATATGGTGGTAATTACTTTAGTGTGGATGCTGCAGAGACTTACACAACTGGCACAGCAGTTCAACACGTTCTTGGTGAAGAAGCAGCAACCATCTACACATTTAATAAAGCAAGAGATTTATGTCTATTAGCAGTTACCAACGATCTACCAATAGGAACTTATACAACTAGAGTTCCACAAACAGATTTAAGTATTACAAATGATGCGGGTGGATGTGCAGACGTTAAGAGTGCGATTACAACACTAGCAGGAATTGTTACAAATGTCATCAATAACCCAAGTGACCCATTACCAACAATCAATACAGGTAACTATCCAAGTAACAGATTTGCAACACCGATAGGTGGGTTGACAAATGGTGGTCAATATTATATCAGATACGTAGATGCTAATACAATTGAACTATCTGCAACTGATGGTGGTAATGCTATTGATTTTACAACAGTTGGTGGTGGAGTTAGTCACTCACTCAACTGCAAAGTAGATGGTACAAATGATACATTCAAATTAAGAATTGACAATATTGATCTCAATACTAAGATTGGTAAGACTGCATCAACATCACAATTATTATTATCAATAAACGGTATTATTGCGAACCCTGCAACATATACATTATCAAATAATATTGTAACATTTATTATACCTCCTCTATCTGATAGTAAGATTATTGCAATGTATTATGATCGTTCAGATTATACTAGTTCATTTGTACTAGATCGAATAGGAGATTCAATTAAAACATTTGGTACAGGTTATTCTGGACTAGGAACTCATACATTTGTAAGTGGTGTCACCAATGCTATACAAGTTACAGGTGGTAGTCAATACACTGCACAAACTGGAACTTCTTACACACCTAGTACAGGATTACTAGTCATAGACATTGGTACTCATAGTCTTACTACAAGCAATACAATCGTTATTGCAGATGGTGGTATTACCTTTACTTGTGATGCAGATAATCATGCTTCTAACCATGCTTATCCAAGATCAGGAGATCCTGCATCTGGTCAAACCCTTGCTATCACTGCAGTTGCAGGAGATACAATAACAGTTAATGTTGGTATATCTAATGACGAACCAAATGAATTGACACCTGGCACAGGTTATATTGATGGCATATATTATGGTATATCTCTTAAAAATAAATTAGGAACTGGATCTGGCGTTGTGACCGATGTAACAGTCACTGATGGAAGTGTCTCAAATGTCAAAGTATATGGAGCAGGAGGTAAAGGATATACACCTAATGATGTATTGGGTATTGCTGATCCTCGTGTTGGTGAACAGTTAGTGCAACCTGTTGCAATAAGTAGTGCAACTTATGCTCCTGCATCTGGTGATATGGAATTGACCATAGGAGCAGGATGGGGATTCTCAGCACCTACAACTCATACACCAACATTTGCAACATACGATCCTAATACTGGTTTGATGGTGGTAACTATTAATAACCATGGACGTGTCAATGGTGATCAAGTCAAATTTAATGATGGTGCGATCAGGTTTAGTTGTACTTATGGTAGTGGTGGTAATGGTGATTATCCACGTTCTACTGACTATGCATCAGATAGATGGTTACAAGTGTTTGACTGCACTACAAATACATTTACAGTCCAAGTTCTTGATACTATTCCTTCTACTGATCTAAGTCCTCATACATTTGTATCTGCAGTTAATAATAGTGTTAAGTTTGCAGTATCTACAGTAAGGATTGCAAACGAGTCATTACAGTTTAGTTGTAACTTTGGTGGTGCTACTGGTGCTGCTGCTATCAAGTCATATCCACGTGCCACTGACCCAATTGGCACACAGGGTAGGATGAAGGATATACCTGTAGAGGCAATTACATCTACAACGATCACAGTTAATGCATTAAACGGAACAACACCTACAAATACCGATACACATACATGGGTCGGATTATCAGATTATCAATTCCAACCAACAGCTATCACTTATACACCTACTACAGGTGAGATGGTTATCACTGTAAATGGGCATCCATTAATTAAAGGTGACAGAATTAGGATTGCTATAAACTCACTAACATTTACATGTGGTAAAGATAATTACACTACAGAGCACACATATCCTAGAAGATTCACAGACGAAGGTGGTGATCCTGCATTTAATACATGGTTAACAATAGATGCAGTTACTACCAATACATTTACAGTATTTGTGGGAACTTCATCAGATACATCCACTCATAACTTTGTAAGTGCAACTGCAACAGCAATTGAGAGAGCAGTAGTGACATATGGAACTAACAAATATTCTAAGTTTGCAGACGCAGGAAACTTACTACGTCTGAATCAAAACTTTATTGCAACAACTGCATACGGTAGAATGCAAGCAGATAACCCATCATTCTCTACCATCTACAAAACTAAATGTATTCGTGATACAAACTTACTAATAGATGCAGTTGCTGATAACGTAGAGTTTGGTGGAAACGACGCCACATATGATGCTGCTAATTTCTATGTTGGAACAGTTCATCTATCTGGTGAAGAAGGGCAGTCTGTACAAGTATTCAACCATGCTAGAGATATTTGTCGTCAGGTCATGCGTAACCTTACAGTTACTACAAACTCTGATACAGTCGGCACACAGATAAAAGATAATACTATTAGTAATGACTCAGGTAGCACAACTTACTCAGAAGCATGCTGTATTGATGTAGCATCCACAATAACAACATTATGGGGTATCGTTACACAGGCAGTGGGAACTGGTGCACATACATGGGCAGGAGGAACAGCGAGCAACGCAGTCCAGTCAGGTGGTAACTATGCACATACCTTTGTATCTGCTGTAGCAAATGGTGTTACAAGTAACGTTGGTAACTTACCAAATCCAGTTACTAACGTAGCATATACTCCTAACACAGGTAATATGGTAATTACCTCTAATAGTCATAACTTATCAACATCCAATACACTTACCATAGCAGACAACGCATTATCCTTTACATGTGCTATGGACGGAAATACAGCAACGAAGACTTATCCAAGATCTACTGACCCTGTATCTGGACAAACTATTAGTATTACAGGAACAACAACCAATACTATCACAGTCAATGTTGGAGCATCACCAATTGTCAATCATGACGTGACTGATGCTACTTATGACAATAGTACAGGCGTACTAGTCCTAACAATAGGATCTCATACTTTGACTGCAGGAACTAGCGTTAAGATAGCTAATAACTCTCTTTCATTCACATGTGCTAACGATAACAACACATCAGTTAAAACTTATCCACGTCCTTCAGATCCTTACTACGACACTGCAATTAACATTGATTCAGTTGCAACAAACACTATTACATTGAATGTTGGAACTAATAATGGAAACTTGACAGGTATTACTAGAACAGCATCACAACAACCCGCATTCCAAATTGGTGTATCAGATTGTACATTCGATGGTAATGATAAGAGATTTACTATGAAGAATAATGGATCTACACAGGTATTGCCCGCAAGTGATAACTTCCTAATATTCTTGAACAACACATTACAGATAAAGGGAACTGATTCGGCATATACGTATACTGGTAGTGAAATTACATTCTCAGAAGCACCTTTAGCTGGTATGGACTTCTTTGGATATTATTTTGGTAAATTAACTCAACTAGACGAGATTGCACCATTCTTCGATAACAAGAAGAAAACATTCACCATGAAGCAGAATACAGAACCATTCTCATTGGAAAGTGACAATGCTGCTGTTCAAGCACAGAACAACTTACTTATATTCATAAATGGTGTATATCAGGAAGCTGGTATTGCATACTCATTAACTGGTTCTATTATAGAGTTTAGCGAAGCACCTAAAGCAGGATCTGATTGTATTCTATACATCTATACAGGTAGTGCAGCAGATATATTGGTAAGTAATACATTTAACTCTATTGACCCAGAAGATAGAGTACAAATTGTAAGTGAAGGATCAGATCGTCGTGTCGCAACTGTCTCAAGTTCGACTACTATTGATAGTTACGAATTTACAGGATTGAGACCTACCATTGCTGAATTCACTGCTACTGTGACAGGTGGGCAAGTGACACAAGTTACAATTACAAATCAGGGATCTAATTATGAAGTTCCTCCCATTTTGATATTCCAAGGTGGTGGTGGAGAAGGTGCGACTGCTGAGACTATAATTGAGACTGGTAGTGGTCGAGTCTTAGGGGTTATAAATCTCAAAGGTGGTGCAGGATATACAAGTGCTCCAACAGTGCTTGTAACTCATCCTATGACACTAGAAAGAAAACAAAGAGATAGAGTTTTATCTAACTCTAATATACTTGCAAAATCTTATTTGACATCAACATTATCACAATCAGGAACTACAATTAATCTTAAGAATGTATATTTTAACTCTACACAGAGTAATGGATTCCCAGATGAAGGCGAAGTTCTAATACCATTCTATGATACAAGTGTTACTCCAAACAGATGGAATATGGAAAGAATCTTATATGGTTCTAAAAATACATCTGCAAATACATTAACAGTTGCGACGAATGGTAGAGGAAATGATGGAACAACTGCTGCAGCACATACTGTTTTAACAGGAACATACTCAGTAAGTCAAGATTCTACATCTGTGACAATTAACTTAGGAACAAATCATAATTTTGCCACAGGTGAGAATAGAGTATATTTAGATTTTACCTCTGGAACCAATGTTGTTCAAATAGATAGTAATCCTGCTGATCCTTCAAACAACTATATTACCTATCTTCCACCAGACGGACTGTATGATGTAACTGTAGTTTCGGCACAAGTTTTTACAATTGAAATTCCAAATAGATTGCGTAAACTTAATCCTCATCCTAACGAGACTACAATAACTCCTCACACTGAGATTTATTTGGACACATCATATCCTGTGACGATTACTGGAAACGTAAGTCTCCTTCCAGAAGTTCGTCTGAGATCGTTATAAATAACCAATAAAGCTTATATTATTGCAATGGCATTAGTTACAGACAATTTTAGAATATACGCTGCGGAAAGCTTTAGAAATACCTTAACTGCGACCAATAAGGTCTACATGTTTGTAGGTAGAGCAAAGACTTGGGGTAGTTCAGATGTACCACCCACAGGAGAACCTCTTGATAGCTTCGAGTATGCGAGAACTTCTTATGGTGACTCTGTTGCATTTAAGCGTGTTGACGTATCCGATACTGCATTGGTAATACCAAGAGTAGATTGGATAGATCCTACTAAAACAACAGGTGGAGTAGGACGTACATATTCAATGTATAAACCAGATTATGCACCAACAAAAACTACTGCAAA